TAAGTTGCAACGTTGTCGTTTGCATCTATAAGTTTTATTGCGTTAACCGAGCTTTCGCCGGACTGTCTACTTCAACCTTTATACGCCAGTCGATCCTGTTTCGTCCCCATCATAAGCACTACTCGACTTACATTCCCCTGCATACAGCATTTCTGGTGCAGCTAATGCGTTAGTGCTTATGGTGGAGACGCCGGGTACCGCCCCCGGGTCCTGATCGTTTTATTGCTTTGCTATCAACAACAGTATGTTATTTATAACATATGTTTATAGGCTTGTCAAGATAAATTATGAAGCCCAAGGTGGACGATGTATACCTTCTTTAAATGTAGTTCCGTCATCAAACGTAGTACAAAAAGGATATGGCGCCTTATATTTTACATTTGGTCCAGTAGCTACGTGTACATATCCAGGATCACCTGTATACTGGAAGACCAACACTACTGTAGAATCCTTTATATATTTCACTGCCCATTGTGCTATTTCATAATGCTTTGCAGCACTTTTCCAAGATACATCGACTGCTGCTCCAATGCTATGATCACTCTTTGCAAAATTAGTACTTCCTGGACCTCTAAACCCCGATGTTATAGTTGCTTTTCCAAATGCTTTATCTAGAGGATCAACTACGTTTGTAGCTAGATATTTTAATCCTTCAACTATCTCTTCTAGACTCTTTCCTAACTGTCCTTTAGGTGGTAGTTCGTAGCTTTGCTTATTACCGCAATGCGCCATTTCTCCTAACTTCCTTCCGCCTGGAGATATAATGAGACTGTAATCTATCTTTCCTCCTTTTTGTATAGGACCGTCTGGAGGAGTTACTGGTGGATGTGCGCCATCTCTAGGAAGCACTGTTCTTTGTGCAGGAGCAGCTTTTCTGCGATTAGTTATATCATTAGGCGGACTAGTAAATGGTCCAGCATTTGGACTAGTGCCCATTGCACTTGGATTAGCTGTACGATGCGGAATACCAGATGATACTAATTTTGAAACATTACCGGGCAATGCACTAGTTAACTGGCTAGGAGAGAATATATTAGAAACTGCCCCAGGTGCCAATTTCTGTGCAATACCACTAACTGCGCCAGCCACCCCGCCGCCTAATGCAGAAGTTATTCCGCTTACGCCCCCGGTCAATGATCCAACACTTAAATTAGTAGGTAATAATGCTACCCTTCCTCCGACAGATCCGCCTATAACACTTGCTAGTCTAGAAAAAACAGGATCTGATGCACTAACACCAGGTATATTAGTTGGTATAGATGAAGATGAATTTAGAGAAACCCTAGTCATAGCTCCGGTATCTATATGAGGTATGTTTATCTTTACACTATTACCAGTTACTATATTAGTTAATGCAGATCCCATAACATTGCTTAACACTGCTCGACTTGAGGCGTAATTTAATCCTGATCCCAAAGACACTGATTTTATAGAACTGGTCAACCCTGAGGCTCCTGCTGATATTCCGCTTGAAACCGAATTAACTGCTTGCCCTGCTACTGAACCCAATGCTTTTCCAGAAGCAATATTTAGGAGATTGTTTATGGGAACAGGAGATTGCTTTAATAGTCCAGGTAATGCACCTGCGGGCAATAGTGATTTAAAAGAACCCGGCAAACTGCCTATAGCACCTGATAATGCTTTGGGATTTATCCCATCCATTACACCTTCTAGGGTTGATACTTTGCCACTGACTTCTCTAGGAATGTTATACTGTATAGATTTTTCAAATGATGAAGAACCTGTTTTCTTTGGATCACTACCTGAATCATTTTCGTCAGTCGCAGCTCCTGACTTAGCCTGCTGCATAGCAGTGATCGCCGCTGCCCTAACATTTGGCTGTTTCATATTAGTACCGGCTATCGTACCCGGAGTTCCTTGACCGGCATTTTTTGCATCAGTTGGTCTAGCAGGGGGAGGCGCTGTATACTTTACACCAGCAACTTCCACAGTAGTTGTCATATTCCTTAGTGCAGCTTGAGCAGTTGCTAGTATTCTAGCAGTATCACCGGGATTTGAGATCTTACCTACTTTTGATTCCATTATTTTTATGAATGGATTTTGATTTCCAGCATCTTTTGTTGGATATCCTGGTACTGTTGTTTTTTTACCATTTACTATCACATTAGCAAATACAGTTGAGTTTGTTGAATTTGCTAGAGCCTCTGCTGCCTTCTGTGCATCTGCTAGGGCAGTTGCACCTTTAAATACCTGCATTTTTGTTATGTTTGAACTTGCTGAAATACGATCCATAGCAATATTTATTATAAATAATTTGGAGATTTAACGTATGCTCAGCCCGTCTAGTGCATCAATTGCATTTGCTACGCAATTTACACAAACAATCTACGTACTAATCGAATCAACAGATTCTGACGGTGAACCGACTACTACACAGTCAACAACTATACCCGTTGTTAGTCGTAGTTTTAATGATCCCGGAGTAACGATTTCCACATCTCCAGGTAGAGTTATTATATCTGGATTATACCGTAATATACTTCCGATAAGTTGGAGTTATATTGATTTAAATAATCAACATCAAACCATCACTACCACTCCTGTAGCTGGAACATTTAAAACGATATTTAGAGTTAGTAGTCCTCCTAGATTGAGCGAAACCTGCACTTATACGATCGATGGACAAACATTTACACATACTGTATCATTGCCTAGCTATGATCCAATAGCCAACGCATTAAAATCATTATTAGCAACGGTGGCATAAAATGGGAAAACCAATTACATTAGAAGGCGATAAAACTACAGGGCATTCGACTTACCAACCTAGAACTCCAGCAGAATGGAGTACTAACGTAAAAATCAACGGTAAAGGTGTAGTTCTTATGGATGGATTATGGAACCCGCACGGTGCTGCTCCTGCGTATAGAGGAGATCCACATCCAAGTGAAGCTACACATAGAACTACTTCTTGTTCGGGAACAGTAAAAATTAATGGTAAAGGTGTAGCTAGGATCGGAGATTCAGTTGAGGCCGATACGATAGGCGCCGGAAGCGCCGATGTATTTGCCGGGGATTAAAAGAGTCTACCTAATCCTGCATTAGCAGGTACTATACCTGTAGTACCTTGTATATATTGGCCAGCAGTTTGCTTATCAGTAGGTGCTATAGCGATAACAGCATTTTTAGGAATCGTTATTTCTCCCTTTATTTCAGCTGTGAATAGGAAAGGAGTCATTGCAACTCCTTGTCCTGTCATACTTAATACCAAAGGTCGGACGATTGAATAACCGGTATCATCTACGCCGCTTAATTTAGTAATGATTTCCTCACCAGTTACTAATTTAAGTGTGTGTATTTCACCTATGTTATATTTTTTTATTATCATTATGCTGCTAGTCTTTCTTTTATTTCATTTGGATCGGACTTCTTCAATCCATCGTAACCGCCTTCAACAAGCACAGAGTCACCTAGATAGATCTGAGGTACTGTCTTGTGTCCTTTTGATTTGATAAACTCTAAAGCTCGAATATCTTCCATTACATTTACAACTACATATGCAATGTTATTATTTTCTAACCAAATCTTTGCACGATCGCAATAAGGACAGGCTGGTTTACTATATAATGTGATCATTTCTATATCCTTTATAATGAGAATCCGCTAAAGCTATTTTCATCAACGTCTTGTTTAACGCCACCGTTAATATAACTAGTTATCTCAGTTTCCTGAGGAGCAACTTGTACTTCAGCACCTGAGATCCATTTCTGCGTCCACGGAAGCGGATTAGTTCCGCCCTTGTACTTAGTAGGTAGACCAATGGCTGTCATTCTTTTATTGGCAATCCATTCAACATAATCGCATAGCAGTTGATAGTTAAGCCCAATCATAGAACCATCTTTAAATAGATATTCAGCCCACTTCTTCTCCTGATCAACGGCAGCTTCAAATAATGCTACTGCCTCATCCTTGCACTCTAGTTCAATCTGGGCAAAGTCTGGATCATCTTTAGGTAGTATCTTAAGTAAAGTCTGTGTACCTGCTAGATGTAAGTTTTCATCACGGGCGATAAACTTAATGATCTTAGCATTACCCTCCATCCTTTTAACTTCAGCAAATGCCCAACTACACGCAAACGACACATAGAACCTAACTCCTTCAAGTACGTTAACGGACATTAATGCAAGCCAGAGAGCTTTCTTGTGATAATACTTTGCATTATCAGGCATATTCAGATAACCGTATGTGCTTACTCTTTGATTCCAATCAATCAACTCATCATAGTACTTGCTGATATCAGTAGCACAATCAGCAATCTCAGCAATATCCATTAGCTCATCAAATATCTTAGATGGGTTAGAATAGATATTGCGGATAATATGTGTGTAGCTCTTAGAGTGGATAGTTTCACTAAATGTCCAAGTAGTAAACCAAGTTTCAAGTTCTGGCAATGAACAGATTGGCCCAAACGCAGCACTAGGGGCACGACCCTGTACACTGTCTAATAGAATTTGACGTTTTAGATTGCTAGTGAAAATGTGCTGTTCGTGTGTAGTTAGATCCTTAAAGTCCTTGGCATCACGCAAGATATCAACTTCCTGCGGTTGCCAAAAGAATCCAAGCTGTTGATTAGTAAGCTTATCAAACTGCTTATACTTTAGGGTATCATAGCGTTGTATTGTGACTCCTCCGTTAGGGTCAAAGAACGCTAGTGATTTTGTGTGGTCAGACTTGTTATTAGTGTCAAATACGGTCATATTACGCAGCTCTCGCAATCTTCTTGTGGTGGTAAATCATCTAATGGTTGTTCGTCGATCTTGTTAACATCAATCTCGCCCTGGCCATCATTGCTATTAAAATAGTATAATTGTTTTCCACCTAGTTTATAAAACTGCAATACGTGCCCTAGCATAACGCTTAGTGGAATCTTTTCATCTTCATAAAATGCTGGATTATAGCTTGTATTAACACTAATACCTTGGTCAATGTACTTCTGTAATACAGCACAAATATT